TGCCTTACGCGTCAATCAGAATAAGTGCGCTGATTGGCAATCCGAAGGATTGTCGATTAGCTCGCTCTGCTCTGCCATGTAGCTTTTGTATCCGCAGATTAGGCCGAGCTTGTGCGGCTGAATGATATGCTCCCTCGCGATGAAGCCTCTGAACGTATACGGACCGGGGAATTGTCCAGTCATCAACGCATAGTAATCCACGCCTAGCGTTTTGACGCCCTTGCGCGCATCGACCAGTAGCTTGCCAGTCTCATACTTGGTCGTCTTCACATCGATGCGAATACCCGGAGGAGGCGGAATAACTGCGTCGTAGAGCGGATGCGGAGGCTCTCGATCCGTGTCGATGTCGGGGTAGACATTAAATAGCTTACAGAAGGCTATCTCGCCGCACACGCCCTCCAGATCCACCGTCGCAGGGTCAGCATCGCTAACCTTTAAGTTCGTCACGTTGAAACGACGGTTATTGCCGTTGCGATTCTTGGCTACGAAGTGGGCCAACTTCCTCTCAGCTTGATTGAGAGAAATAACTTGACCAATTTTAATTTTACTTAACATGGTCAAAAAGACGGAAAATTTTTGAGGGGGGTATCGTAAACGAAGCCCACCCGCAAAGGGGGTGCCAGTCTCTCTGGCAAGTTTTATACCAATCCTAGGAAAAACAATCCTTTTGTCCCATTAGATTAACTTATCCTGATCATAAGTTTCTACGTGATGCACAATACTAGTTATATTCACTTCAAACGGGATTCGTCACGACTACCTCAGCGAACCTATCTGGCATCGAACCGAGGAGATTAATGGACACGCTGGTAGCCTCGCCTTGCTCAGACCAGCCAAACACAAGCGCAGATCGCTTCGCCACGCTCCCAAGGATTTGCTCCCGAGTTGATTCATCCTTGATGCCGTCAAGGTCATAGCTATCGATTCGTTCTAGTGTGCTGGCCGCATCGGCGGCGAGCTTCGAACGGACTATTGCTGACAGGCTTTCAATAGAAACCGTTTCTTTATGGGAAATAGTATTCCTCATCTCCTTCCTCACCTTGGTGATTCCTTCCTTGCTTGCTTTGCTGGTCAAGGTTGCAAAGTTTAGTTTCAATTCGCTTCCAATTGCCTTCCAAGTCTTACCGGACAGGTAAAGGGCTTTTGCTTGGTTCCATTCCTTTTGAGTCACGACGCTACTTTGCTTGGCAAGGTACCTCTAAGCAAGTCTTATGACACCACAACATATGGTATACCCAAAACCCGACACCCCAACATATTGTACGCCACTTTATCGTTAAAATTCGGGCTTTGATTTGAAAGTAAGGTAAGGACCGCACCCATTTTCACTTCACTTTCCTTCAATTTTCTTTCGATTTATCTTGACTCTGCCTGTCTTCCATGCCTCGCCTCTACCTTCCAAAGAAAACGAAAGAAAATTGCAGATAAATCTTGCAACCGACAGGCTTTTGCCCCATAGTGTCCCCAGATGAAATTCACTCCGATACTCGATTTGTGGGACAACGGAATCCAAGCTTGCCTGTACTCCGGCGCGCTCCGTTTGCAGCGTGGCCAATGGGTAAAATGCGGTAAGGACTCACGTCCAAGCCGGTTTGTCCGCGCCAATAAAAATCAGATCTGGCTTGTCCATTATTCCCCCTGTCAGACGGCGCGCTTTGCCGAGGTTTGCGCCATCTTCAAACGCAAAGGACTAAAGTGAAACGCTCAACCCTCAAACGACTAGCCATCGCCGCCCTGATAATCTCCGCCGTCTTAATCCAAGCATATCTCGAATCTTCCCTAGGCTTCACCCCAAACCACTAACCTAATGAACGTCCACCTAACCCTCAAATCAGCAAACGCGAAAACCGGCCCCATTCCGGTTTCAACGTCGGCCGCCGATACCTGCCCGGAAGCCTGCCCTTTCAAGATCAAAGGTTGCTATGCTAAAGGCGGTCCGCTTGCGCTTCATTGGTCAAAGGTTACAAGCGGTCAACGCGGTTTTGATTGGTCCGCTTTTCTTGGCAAGATCAAATCTTTTCCGGCCGGTCAATTGTGGCGTCACAACCAAGCCGGAGATTTGCCGGGTGTCGGCAACAAGATTGACGCGAAAGCCCTTAAGGAATTATCGGCCGCAAACATTGGCAAACGTGGCTTCACCTACACTCACAAACCTCCGACGGGCAGCAATTTGTCAGCCCTGCGCGCAGCAAACGCGGCCGGATTTGTCGTGAACCTATCGGCAAACTCCGTTGCCCATGCCGACACACTTGCCAAGCTTGGTCTGCCCGTTGCGGCCGTAGTGCCTCAAAACAGCCCTGACCGTTTCACCACACCCGATGGAAACCGTGTGGTCATCTGCCCAGCTCAACGCGTTGATGGGCTTTCGTGTGACAAGTGCCGCCTATGCGCGAAAGGTAATCGTGGCTTCATTGTCGGATTTAAACCACACGGCGCGGCATCAAAGGCGGTAAATCAAATCGCGAGCAATTGACGGTCCGCTTCAATCTATCGGCCCTCGGTAGGTTGACGCGTTTCTTCAATCCATCCAATCAAATCAAATCCCATGAACGAAAACTACCCATCGAATCAAATCGAAAAACTCGAATGCGCCTTGCGCCTTTTATTGTCGGCATTTGACAAGCAATTGGACAACGGGCAGAGAGTAAATCAGACCTTTAAATTCGAAGTTAAGGAAGCTTTCCGTGGGCCAGTTCTAGGCGCGCGCCTTGCTTTGCAATCCATCAAATCAAACGAATAAAATAACATGGCCACACTATCAAACAACGGTTTCGAAACCGCGCGGTTCAATCAATTGAAAGCTTCGTTTTCCGTGCGCTCAAACGGTAAGGTTCTCAAAAACGACGGTTTCGGATGGAAGGTTTTCCATCTTAAGCCTGAACACACGGCCGAAACCTTTCGCGCGCATTACGAGGCTATCGAATCGAAACTTTCGCAGCCTTACCGGATTTACCGCGCGGCCGTACAGGCGGAGTTTCCACTCCCGGTTCGTTGGCAATATCTCACCCTGCGCGATTTATTGGGCGACGATATTGACGGGATTTATTCTGATTTACAGGACCGACATATTTACACTGACTTAGATACGCTCCAAGAACTCCACGAATTGCATAAAACCTATCGCGCGGAATACGAGGCGCGCAAATCAGGAAAGGTTACCGCTTGAAACTCGCAGAATTTATCCGCCTTCGCGCCTTCGAAGATCCGTTTATCTTGTCGGGCGAACGCTGGCAATTTGTCACGGTCCGACGGTCCGACGGGGCAGAAGATATCGGTGTCTATCGCTTTGCAACGGACCTTTGCCACGAATACGCCGACTTTCGCGCCCTCTTTAACTTAGCCTGACCCATCCTCCGCGCCTTATTCGAAAGTGTAAGGCGAAAGGGTAGGCCACAAGTCCTTCCTCAAATAATCCAATGAAAACAGAGCATCTATTCAATTCTGAATATTCCGCGCGCGAAGCATCGCAACTCCTGAACGATTGGGGAAGTCGCCGGAATAACGGTAACACAATCGCATTGCGCGAGGGTTCTAAGGTTATGCTTCGGCCTGAATTCACCAGCAAAGATTCCTCGCGCGAGCTTGCCTACCTGTCCGAAGCATTCGAATAACCCTCAAACCAACGAAAGCATCCAATGAACTCCCAATATCTTAACTCATACCTGAGCGAAAACGCAACCCGTGGAATCGGCAAAGGACTCACCGTCCAAAGCTACCTAGCCTCGCGCTTGCAAGGCAAAGCCAAACAGTATTCCCACGGCTATGTCGTCGCTCTTAAGCGGTCATGCGAGCGCACCGGAGCGGTCAAAGGCCCATCGTTCGGCGGCAGCACCGCATATTATCCCTCAACCCTACGCGCCTGAACCCATGAAATCCCATACCCCCGGCCCTTGGATTGTCCGATTCGACGAAGATCAATTCGACCCAACGCATTCGACTCTTAAGATCATCGATGGCCGCGACGAATCGGTGAACCATACACACGGCGCGCTATCCCTCGCCTTCATCAACGTAAGCGCCTTCGCGCCTCACATGGACGAACCGCTTGCCAACGCGACACTCATCGCCTCCGCGCCCGATCTTCTCTCCGCGCTGGAACGTCTCGCGCATCCGATGGCCGACGATGACGACTTGGACTACGCTCGCGAAGTAATCAGGAAGGCGAAAGGGCTTTGAGCCGCTCCGTTTATCCGGTAAACCCTGTCCGCGCATCAAATCCCACGAATAAAACTCTATCGCGCATCAAATCATGCATCCGCTCCTCTTATCCGCCCTGATTCAAATCGAATCACACGGAAATGATCTTGCCCGTGGCCGTCACGGCGAGCTTGGCGCGCTTCAAATTAAGCCGGTTCTTGTGCGCGACGTGAATCGGATCATGGGTACGCACTACGCCCACGCTCAGGTAACGAATCGCGCCGTCGCGACGTTCATCGCCAACGCCTACCTTTCGCATTACGGCAAACACCTCTCCGACGAATCGCTGGCGCGCATCTGGCAGGGTGGGCCAAAAGCCATAAGCCGTTCCTCTTCCCGCGCCTACGGTCGTCGCGTTATGCGCGAATTAGAGCGTCGAACTCAGGTTGCGACTTCAAACAAACTCCAGACTTTCCCAACAAAATGAAACTAACCATCCAAAGCAAAGCCAACGCCCAGACCATCGTGGACCTGTTCAACGCCATCCTAACCGGCGAGGAAGCCGAAAACGGCGCAACCCCGCTCTCGATTTACGACGACAACAAACATATCTGCTCGCTCATCGCGAAGGACGGCACGCAAATCCTTGAATTGATCATCGAGCGCGAGGACGGCGACAAGCTATGCCCCGGTACACCTGATCTGGAGACGTTATGAGCCGCAACCTGTTCGCGAAGCCCAAGTACAAGGTGCAGCTCAGCGGCGCGATTGGCTGGAGCGACATGAAGGAGAAGGTCGTCAGCTACCGCACGGTCGAATTCGCATCGCGCAAGGATGCGGAACGAGCGGCTCGCGAGCTAAACCCCGGCGAGTACACCCAAGGGAGAATTCGCGTCGTGCCGGTCGAATTGTCGGAGGACTACGATGTTTACCCCACGCTCGAAAGGCCGAAGCCATGAGCATTCGCGACGAACTGGCCGAAATCGACCCTGACCTCCTGCTGATGGACGGCTTCGACGACTGCATCATCGGAATCTGCGAGTCGTTCGGCGGCGAATCGGTCGTCGCATACGATTATGACAAGGTCATTGCGTCGCTCGAATCCCAAGGGATGACCTACGAGGAAGCCGTCGAATACCATGAGTTCAACCAACTCGGTGCATACGTCGGCGAACGGACTCCGGTCTTCATTCACCGAATTTCCATCTAACTTCTCCAATCCGCCCCGCGCATCTAACTTGTCGGCCATTCTATCCCTATCCAAGAGTATGAAAATCCATCCATCCTCCCCCTCGCCCCTACGCGTCGCCAACAGCGCAACGGTATCAACACGTCATTCGCCAATCAAAATCGCTCTACAGCCCCTTTCTGATCGATTGAACAACATATCGAACGAGCGATTGAGCGGTCTTGGAGGGGTTTCAATTCCGCCGCTGACTGCGTCCGCCCCGGCAGGGAGCGGTTCAAGCAAGTCTGCGAAAGCGGAATTGTACTCCCTATTTATGGGGAGTTAAGTAACTCCCAATAGGGGAGATAGCGACAGCTATGCTAACTTTTAATTAGCAAGAAGTGGGTTAGATGAAAGTTCGTTTGAATGAAGTTGACAAATGGTCGTAGAAGAGTGCATTACAAGTTCCTATGAGTTACTTAGAGAATGGAGCAACACACCGCAGCATGTTCCGATTGATGGAGCCGCTGCATCACGATGCCGATCCGAACCGCTCGCAGGTTCTGGCCCACATCATGGTCAATATGCAGTGCGACTTGGGTAGAGCGAGCCGAGCGTTCAACTCGATGCGCCATCCGAAATCCAAGGTGGTGGTCTTCGATCATGTCCACCGCATGTGGAAGGGTTGCGACTGGTTGCCCTCCGATGAGAACTCCAAGGACGCCATGATCTTGGTTGAGCATCGGGCATTGGAACGCCGGGTCATCGCGATGGATGGCGAACTGCGAAAGGCTTTGAAAGAAATCAAGAGGCTGAACAAGCAGATGGCCGACTTGTATTCCGACGCGAAGGAGATGGAGGCACCTTCAGGCGACTCATCCATCGACAACCTCCTCGCCAAGTACCGTAGCCTTTCAGAGCAAGACGGTTCAGCCAGCGAAAAACCCAGCAAAACCAAGCATCAGCCACCCGTCAACACCATCGAATCGATGGTTGCCGCAGCGTGGAAGTGAGAATTATCAAAATAGATTTGACTCGACCTGATGCAACCCATAACTTGTCACAACGATTTTTTGCAATCAGGCGTAGAGTGCGTCGAGGTGGCGCAACGAGGTTTCGGATTTTTACCTGTAATGATCACCTGATTGCATAACCAACGAACCATGAAGTGCTACACGACCAAGACTGCCGCTGAGATGCTGAACGTATGCAGCGAGACATTGCGCCGACTCTGCCGGGAGGGCGCGCAACACCGCCGCGTCGGTCGTCGCATTCTGTTCACGGAATCAGATTTGGCCGCGCTGCTCGATTCAAAGGTGATGCGAGATGAAGTAAATCCGTTCGCTAGGAAACCGAAGGCTCAGGAGGAAGTGAAGCTATGACGACCGAGGTTGAACAGGTTCAAGCGACTAAGTGGTGTTCAAGGTGTTTTTTTGAAAAACCAATTAACGAGTTTTCCTTAAATAATGGTAAAAAGGACGGCCATCAAACATATTGCAAGTTATGCAAGTCGATTCTTGACAAAGATTATAAAACAAAAAACGCCGACAAACTTAAGGAATATCAGTTAAAATACTATTCTGAAAATGCTCAAAAATTGGCAATAAAAAACAGATTTAGAGCTTTAGAATACAGAAAAATTGTTAATCTTGATCCGATAAAAAAGGAACGGTTAGCGGAGCAAAGACGAATCAGTGCAGGGAATCATTTTCATAAATTTCCAGAAAAAATTGCCGCTAGAAAAGCCGTATTTAAAGCGATTAATTCAGGTGTACTTGTGCGGCCAGATGTTTGTTCAGAATGCGGAAAAATGGATGAAATTCAAGCTCACCACGATTCTTATGCACCAGAGCATAGATTAAATGTTCGATGGCTTTGCAAAAAATGCCATTCCACATATCACCGGAAATATCCAGATTTAGATAGATAAACTTTATCCGCCAATTGACGGATGTGAAAACAACAAAGAAACAACAAGAGAATACAAATGAGCAGCAACCAATTAGCGACAACGCAACCGTCCAGTCCTGACTTCTACGACCGCATCGACAGTCCGATGGACGCGGTAAAAACGATGGGCGACTGGATCGCACATTCCGGCATGTTCGGATGCGTCAAACCTGAGCAGGGCTATGTCCTAGCTTTGGAGTGCATCGCCAGCCGAATGACTCCGCTGAGCTGGAAAAGAGAAAACCACTTGATCAACGGCAACATCACGATGAAGAGCGAATCGATGCTCTCTGGCCTGATGACCGCCGGTTGGGACATCGACTGGATTCAGTTCGACGCAGTCGCCGCCATCGCCGACTTCAGCAAAGGCGTGAAGAAGGTCCGCGTGGCTTTTACATCAGACGACGCGAAGCAAGCCGG